GGTCTTATGGCTTGGGATATGATTACTCAACAGGAAGTTCAAAAACTTGTAAGAATGGCCGCATCAACCGTTGAAGGAGATTGGACATTTACTGATATAAACGGATCTGTTTATCAGGGCAAAGGATCACCCATGGGTGATATAGTTGGAAATGTTAACCAGGGAAGTGTGCCGACAACTATAAGCGGCGGCGGCATCCTAACGAAAATTGCATAATGGAAGTAGTATCAAAAGAAGTTGCGACAAAAGAAATTAATTCATGGCTTGATGCTTTGGATTATCCGACTAAAGCCAGGACAGATGAAGAAGTTAAATCATGGATTGAAACTATTTGCGAATCCATACAGCGTGGGGATCTTGTTTTTGAAGATGAACATACTATCGTTCAAAAATTAAAGCATCCTTTAGCGGATGGTGCAACTAGAGAAATAAAATATGATTTCCGTTTTGAAGTTGGTGATTATCAAACCAAAATGAAAAACAAATCGCCGAACGATGCAATTGAATGGAATACCGCAAAGCTTTCACTTATTTCATCACAGGTTCCGGCAGTCTTTTTAAAATTTAAGAAATACGATTATAGTGTGGCAAGCAAATTGGCTCTTTTTTTTTAGCACCTCAAAATCTTGACTGGACATTAAAAACAGTTGGCATGGTAAAAGGATGGGCACCCAATATTTTGGATGCCCTTTTTTGTGACAGACGGGACCACAATGGATTGTATTACTGGTACGATGCTATTATGGAAAAAAAGAAATGGCTTAGTTTAAAAAAAGATCAACGCATGAAAGTCACATACGAACATATATAAATGGCAGGCGCTTTTACCATACCAACAATTTATACCGCAGTGGATCAAATGTCACCCACTGTTCAACGCATGCGTCAAAACGTTATTGGTTTTGGTAATTCAGCGGAAGCTGCTATTAATAGGGTAGAAAGAGGGGTAAGAAAATTAGGTTTAGGTGAAGTTCAAAAGCAATTATTATCAATGGTTAGTACAGGTGCTGCTTTGGCTGGCGCTTTTCAACTGGGTTCATTCTCTTTTAATTCATTAGCTGATTATGAAACGGCTGTTGATTCCTTTCGTGTAATTGTAAGCGATCTTAATGATTCTCAGTTTGCACCTTTTCAAAATAAAATTAATGAAGTTGCAAAAACAACAAAACGTTCAGGGACTGAAGTGGCCCAAGCATTCGAACAAATCGCCTCTAAAAATGCAACTTTCGCACAAACCGCTGAAGGGTTAGGGCAGGTGACTCAGGCCTCGATTACATTGGCTAAAGCTGCGAGGATGGATCTTGGTGTAGCTGCTGAAAATCTGGTTGGGATAATGAACCAATTTTCATTTGGTGCAGACAAGGCGAATAGAACTATAAATGTTCTTGCAGCCGGTCAGGCAGTTGGAGCAGCAAGCATAACACAAACCGCTGAAGCATTTGTAAATCTTGGCCCAACAGCCGCGGGAGCAAATGTCACCCTGGAAGAAAGTGTTGGTTTAATCCAAACATTGGCTAAATTCTCTTTATATGGGGCCGATGCTGGTACTGCATTGCGCGGATCAATTATAAAATTACAGAAAGCGGGACTTGGATATAAATCCGGTCAATTTAGTATTAACGATGCTTTAGATGACACTAATAAATTACTTGACAAACTACATACGGCAAAACAAAAGGATGCTTTAATTACTGCAATTTTCGGCATTCATAATATAACTGCTGGTAAAATTCTAACTGCCAACCGTGATACTTATCACCAATTTACAAAAGCTGTCACCGGAACCAGCGAAGCACAAAAAGGCGCTGATATAAATAGTGGAAATCTTCGCACAACAATACAACAATTATCTGCTGGATGGGTAAATATGCTCACCGCCAGCGATAAAGTTGGTAGTGGAATGACTGCTATTTCAGACGCAGCAAAATGGCTCACTGTTAATTTAGATAGCGTTGTTAGCACAGCTGTTAATGCTGTTAAAGTTTTTATTGCATACAAAGCCATAATGTTTACCGCAAAATCAGCAATGCTTGCATGGAACATAACACTTGGTATTAGTTCTGCTTTGCAAGGGGCTTCGTCTTTAGCAATGGCAGGAAATACAACCGCGTTAACTGCCCAGCGAATAGCATTATGGCTTACAAGATCGGCATTAATGGGTGAAACGGTAGCAACCGCTGCCGCTACAGAAGCTACATGGAGTTTTAATGCTGCATTAGCTGCAAATCCGATTGGGTTTATAGTTCTTGGTATAACAGCCTTAGTAGCTGGCATTGGTTATCTCATCATGCGAGAAAGTGATTTAAACGATGAGTATGAGCGTCGTATAAATTTAAATATAAACGCTTCAATGAAAGGCGAGGCGGATGCTGTAGATAATTTGGTTCAAAAATATCTAACGCTAGGTATGAATATGAAAGAGGCTACTGTTGCGGCTATAAAATTCGCAAAAACACAAATAGATCTTAAACAAATAGCCAATCGTGCCGAGGTGGCTAGTTTAGATCAACAAATCAGGGCTAAGACCATCAATTTAGGTGTATATGGTGGCATTGAATTACCAGGTGTTAGTGCTTTAAGAGAAAAGAAAATACAAAAACTTAGAGAAGGTACCAGTTTGGCGGGACAATCTTTAGGCCTCACTAATTACGCGATAGATAAAACAAAACAGGATGTTATCGAAAAGCCAATTCTATCTGAAAAAGACAAATTAAGCACAAAAGAACTTTCCGGTGTTTTGAAAACTAAAGATAGCGGCAATATTGAGGATCAAGTTTCCGCTGCTATAAAAGGTGCTATTACAGCAACTATCACGGTTAAAAATGACAGCAATAATGCCGTGATGTTAGGTAATGGTCAAACTAAAAATGTTGACGTAATGCCGAAAACAGTTTCAACAAAAGTATTACAACCATTATATGGCCGTTAGTAGAAAATATTTTGATCTGGCTGTTGGTGAAAGCGAAGGCAATGGCGGGGACCTGCAACAAATCGGCAATGATCTTGCTGTTGTTTATAGTGTAGAGAACCAGGTTTATTTAGCCCTATTCGGGGGCAACGTTGAAGGAAATACAGATACTAAAATTGGTTCCGGCTGGTGGGGTAATAAATTATTCTTCGGAAATGATACGGCTAAACAATTTAATAGTAATACGGAAAGAATATTAAACACTGTAGCATTAAGCAGTGCAGGACGTATTAAAATTGAAAATGCGGTTAAGGATGATCTTAAGTATTTAAATGCAAATATCACTGTTATCGTAACAATTCCTTCCATAAATACAGTTAGGATAGATATTAAAGCAATTTATCCTGATGGCACTCGCAGGTTAAGCATAATAACATTTGGCAGGCGAACAAAGGACGGTGTTGGCGATTTTTCTTTACTCGATTTTAACGAAGATTTTTTTTAAATGATAACAATTCCTACATACCAACAGCTTTACGCTTCTATTTTACAGAGACTGGAATCAGAATTTGATGCTGTTATAAATCCTGTTGGTAAAGCTGAATTAAGAGCGCAGGCAGCAGTTCAGGCGGGGACTTTAAAAGATCAATATTTAGCCATTGCGCAAACACAAAAAAACATTTTTGTTGATACCTGTGATGAAGAAACTTTAATTCGTTTTGGTTTAATAAAAATTAATCGACAACCATTTGCTGCCGTAGCAGGGCAATACGATGTGACGATTACAGGTTCAAATGGCGCAATAATTCCAGCACAATCCATATTCAAGAGTGATGATAGTTCTTTAAATCCTGGTATTTTATATATTTTGGATAATGCGTTTACTATGACTGGTACAACGAATACCATCACAGTACGATCATTAACACTAGGTATTGAAAGTAAAATGCAGATAGGCGACACTATGACCGCTACTGCACCTATACCACTAGTCAACAGTATTGTGACGGTTTCTGCTGAAACTATTCAACCTTTAGCAGCGGAAACAATCGAAGCTTATCGGTCAATTGTAATTAATGCTTTCCGTTTAGAGGCACAAGGTGGGGCCGCTACAGATTATCGTATTTGGTCAGCCGATGCCCAGGGCGTAAAAACAGTTTATCCCTATGCGCGCAGTGGTTATCCGAGTGAAATAAATTTATTTATTGAAGCGAATATTTCTGATAGTATTGATGGTAAAGGAACTCCAAGTCAAGGCATTATTGATGAGGTAGAGGAAGTAGTTAATTTCGACCCTGATACATCTTTACCGCAAAATGAAAGAGGTCGCAGGCCATTGCAAGTAATTGTCAACTACGAGCCAATAACACCGATTACAATTGTTATTACAATAAATAGTTTCCAAGGTTTAACACCATCTATTCAAGCCCAACTTTTAACTGCATTCGAAACATCTATCGATTTAATAAGGCCATTTGTTGCCGCTGCCGATTCGATCGCTGATAAGAATGACATTTTAGACACGAATAGACTAAGTAATATTATTTATACGGCAATACCGGGATCTGTTTACGGACCAGTAACATTTACCGTTGCTGGCGCTTCTACCGGAGGAACATACACATTTACTAACGGTTTCATTCCTTATTTAGATCCAACCATCATTTATATATAATGGCTACTATCCAGGAACTTATATTAAAACAGAAAGCAAGACGGTACCCAACTGGCCGGGCGTTTCGCATGTATGAAGGCGGTTATAGATATGGACTACATAGAGCTTTATCATTTAGCGAAGTGC